GTCGAGGCGATAACGGTTCTCCTGCATCACAGCAAGATAGTACAGCAGGTCTATACAATCCAGTTGTTCATAGTTCAGATATTGACGAATCTACACAACCATATTGTATAACTAGAGTATCACCAAATCAATTCAATCTAGAATTATTTACTGGACCACCTGAAAAAGGAACAGTTGTGACTTATGAAGGTCAACAGGGTGATCCTAATAAAGTTATTACTGGCATGATATCGACTGGTAGAAATTTAAGAGATAATGTAGAAGGAAATAGTGGATTATATGAAAAAATATTAAAATTAATTAGTGAAACAACGGCAAATAAACATGGAAAACCAAGAGTAGTTGATAAAATTGTAGACGGTGCTCCTGTTCGTGCAATTGAAAATATACGATTGTGGCAACACAGTTTTACTAATGGTATTGCTCCACATGCTGCTTGGAATCCTATTGCTGGACAATTTTTGAAAGAAATGCAACAAATTGAAACAGCACTACAAAATTTTGCTTCAATACCAAATGCAGGAACACTAGCCCAACTTCCTGGTACTATTATGAATCTGGCTAGTATCTTGAAAGGATTAACTAATTCTCAAAAATCTCGTGCTACTCAAAATATGACTTCACATGTAGTACAAGCATTTGATAGTATGATAAACTTGACGAGTGATAATGAATCTAATGGACTAGTATCGGGTAGAATAAATCCAGAAGTTTTCACAGAAAATATGATTCAACTATTATCACAAGTAACTAATCTTAGTGATTTGATTGATACTATGCATAGATTACATTATGATGAATCAATTAGAGGACTTGATTCTTATGCAAAACAATCAGAAACTGGACTGTTAGCCGAAACGGCATTGAGAACTGCAGTAGTAACAGAAGATGAAGAAGAAATTAGTTATTTAATACTCAATAAAACAGTAGGAAAATCTGTAGTATATTTCACTGAAGGATATAGTCTCAATGTAAATAATCAAACACATGTTGTAATTTCTGCTAATCAAACATCAAATGAAATTACTGTATATCCAAAAGTAAATAATGATTTTATTGATGAGAAAGTTAAAGTTTATTTACCAGTTGCAGAATTTGAAGTTGAAGGTCCATACGGCAAAATGACTATGCAAATGGATATGAATGGAAATATAAAACCAAATAAGAATTCGGCACAGCAACTTCAGCAGGCAATGCAAGCCCTTCAGAGTATATTACAATTATGTCAGTCTGGAAGTAACGGTAAATTCCTATTTGGTGATGCATCTGGTATTATGTCACAGTTATTTAATCGATTGCCAAATTCACAAGCTAGAAGTGTATTACAAACAGTAGCTCAACTAACAAAAATAACTGGTGAAACACATATGAAGAACACTAAAGGTATTTTTCCATTCTAAGATAGTACAGGAATAATAAAATGAACAACGGTTTCAAAGGTGATGGTCAAACTAAAAGAAGAGAAACACCACCAACATGGAAAGAACCAGATGATCCTAATAAATCTGGATTTGAATATCCTAATTATACTATTTGGCACACTAGATCAGGTCATGCTGTTCTTAGAGTAGATGATACAAAAGGAAGTGAATCTGTATCTATTGAAGGTAGAGGCGGAACAGGTATTCATTTTCTAACTAATAACGGAATGAAACTTGTTGCTAATTATGGCAGAACAGATATAACATATGGTCAACATAGGTCAGTAGTAACAGGTGCACATGATGCAACATATAAAGGTGATAGTTCTACAAAAACTGTAGGTGTAAGACGAATTAATAATCAAAAAGATGTAGAAGAATCGACTGGCGGTAAATTCGTATCCACAGCAAAATCATATAACATGTCTGCAGGAGAACATTTTGATATTGCAGCACAATCAGCAGCATTAAAAACAAAGAATGGTATAACTATAGAATCTGGTGATGGTCCAATATCAATGACGGGTAAAGGATCTGCCACACTACAATCAAAAGGTGGTGGATCAGTAGGAATGGATGCAGTAAGTGGATCAGCAGTTATTCAAGCTGCTTTTGATGTTGCAGTTAAAGGCCAAGAAGTTCATATCAAAGGTGGTGGTGCTGAGGTTGTTTTGAAAAATGGTAAAGTTTATATCAATTCTGGCGAATCTAAAGAGCCTTCCGCCGCTTGGAAAGGTATAGCATCTTCATCAGATACTAGTGGAACAGAAGGATATTCATCCAGTCAAATTCCTAAAATAGGATAGTATAAATAAAAATATGATAGTACAAAAAATAACAAGAAAATACGATTATTCAGATTTAGACCTTGATTTCATTGCTCATCCAACTACTAAGGATGTAGTAAAGAAAAAAGGTATAGAAGCCATAAAGAGATCAGTCAGAAATCTCGTTCTTACTAATTTCTATGATAGACCGTTTAGATCATATATTGGTTCAAATGCTCAAAAAATTCTTTTCGATAATATCAATCCTTTTACTGCAACTTTTCTTAAAGATGCTATAGTAGAAGTTATTTCCAATTTTGAACCAAGAGTAAAATTAAGAGAAGATTCAAATGACGGTGTACTAGTGAAAGTTGATCCAGATAACAATGGATATACAGTTACAATAACATTTACAATTTTGAATAGTGGCTCACCTGCAGTTATAAATTTATTTCTCGAAAGACTTAGATAACAATGGCAACAGAAAAAACAGCACTTCGTATAACAGAACTTGATTACCTTTCTATCCGTGAAAATCTAAAGAATTTTCTAAGAAGTCAGAATGAATTCCAGGACTTTGATTTTGAAGGTGCTGGTATGGCTGTGTTGCTTGATATTCTTGCATATAATACTCACTATATGGGATACTATCTCAATATGGTAGGCAATGAGATGTTCTTGGATTCTGCTCAATTGCGTAACTCTATCATTTCTCATGCCAAACTTATGAACTATGTGCCAGGCAGCAGACAAGGTGCACTATCACGAATCAATATAAATGTAACACCATCTAATACAGAAGATGCTAATACTAACTCATTGACTCTAGAGAAATACACAAGACTTTTAGGACGTGATAAAGATGGTATCAATCATCCTTTCATAACGCTTTATTCTAATACAGTTTCTAAGTCTGGTCAATCTTTCAATTTCTCTAATGTATACGTCAAACAAGGTGAAGTCGTTACATTACAATACTTGGTAGATCCAGCAAATATCACCAGAAAATTTGAAATTCCTTCACAGAATGTTGATACAACAACTGTTGTTATTACTCTGCAGGAATCATCAACAAACACAGATACAAAACTTTATACTCTTGCCAGTGATATTACAGAAGTTACAGCAAATTCTATGGTATATTGGTTAGAAGAAAATGATACACAAACATATACATTTTATTTTGGTGACGATCATCTAGGCAAAAGACCTAAAGATGGTAATATTGTTACTTGCACTTATCTTGATAACGTTGGTTCAATCTCAAATAATATCACTGGATTTACTTTTACAGACCTTATTGGTGGATTATACAAAGACAATGTATCTATAACCTCTGCTGTTTCCTCTTATGGCGGTGTGGAGAAAGAGGGAATTGATCAAGTCAAATTCCGTGCACCCTACTTCTATACCGCTCAGAATCGAGCTGTAACCCAGAACGATTATCAGACCCTCATTCTCAAGGACTATAACTACATCGATTCCGTAGCCGTGTGGGGTGGTGAAGAGAATGATCCAATTGTATATGGTAAAGTATTCATATCACTAAAGACTAATGGTAACTATGAACTTACTAACTTTGAAAAAGAACGAATTAAGACAGAACTTATTCAGAAACGAAATATTCTGACAGTCACTCCTGAGATTATTGATCCCGATTATGTGTTTATACTCATAAAAGGAAATGTAACATATAATTCACAACTTACAGCATTAGACGATGGTGCTTTGTTATCATTAGTTAAAGCTGCAATTCAAGATTATGTTGATGATGAACTAAACACATTTGACTCCACTTTTAGAAAATCAAAATTACAGCAATACATTGAAGACTGTGATCCTTCTATTACTGGATCTGACATTCAAATATATGTTCAGAAAAGAGTTTTGATTGATATAGTCAATACTAGAACTTATAATATCAAATATAACTTGCCTATAAAACAGTTACAACATAAGGATAAGTTGACTAGTTTTCCGGAGATTCAAGTTTTCGATGCAGCAGGTGTTTCAAGAAATGCTTTTATTGAAGAAATACCTGAATCATTAACTGGCATTAACAGTATCAATATTTTGAATGGTGGTCAAAATTATATCACAGCACCAACAGTAGTAATTTCCGGTGATGGTAGAGGAGCAACGGCAACTGCATCTATTCTTGCGGGTAGAGTTAATAAAATAACTATAACAAATCCTGGAACTGATTATTCCTTTGCTCTAGTAACATTAGAAGGTGATGAAGGATATGGTGCTACGGTAAGTGTTATTCTTGATTCAGATATAGGAATACTTAGGACCTTTTACTATAAGACGAGTGGTGAAAAAATAATTATCAATTCAAATATAGGATCAATCAACTATTCAGAAGGATCAATAACTTTAAATTCTCTCAGAGTCACGGATGTTATAGATAACGAATTCTACGCTGAGAACTATCTGACTTTAAATATTCAAGCAGAAGATGAAATTATACCACCACTAAGAAATAGAATTTTGACCATTGATAACAACGATTCTAAAAGCATTCAGTTAACAATGGTATCTGAGTGATGGCAAACACAATATCTAATAATAGAATCAGCACTATAGTATCAAGCCAGTTACCGTTCTTTGTGAGGAATGATCATCCAAACTTTATGACATTCTTAGAGAAATATTATGAATACCTTGAACAGAATGATAAAGTTGTTAATAGAATCAAAAATCTTCAAAGATACCGTGATATTGATTTAACAGAAGATCAATTTGCTGAAAAATTATATTCAACATTTCTTAAATACATTCCTAAAGATGTATTGGCAAACAAAAAGATACTTATTAAAGATATCAAAGATTTCTATAGAGCAAAGGGTACAGAAAAAGCAACACGTTTTCTACTCAGAATTCTATATGATCTTGAAATTGATTTTTACTATCCAAAGAAAGATATATTAAGAGCATCTGATGGTAAATGGTTTATCCAAAAATCATTGAGAGTAACAGATACACAAATTGCCAATGTGTCAAATAGTAATCTCACTGGTCTTGAAAAATATATAGGAACAAGAATCAGAGGCAATACTTCAAATGCCACAGCTATTGTTGAGAGTATAGATAGATTCTTTGAGAAAGGCACGCAAATTGACGAACTTATTATATCCAATATTGATGGATCTTTTGATAATGGTGAATTAATATACTCAATATTCAATGATATAGAATCAACGAGTTACATATCATCAAATGTTTTTGGTGGAATTATTAATACGATTACCATAACAAATGGTGGTTCTTTATACAGTGTTGGTGATCCTGTTATTATAGTAAGTAACACAGGAAGTGGAGCTTGTGCTACTATTTCTTCTGTTACAACTGGAAACATTGCTGCAATTACAGTTTATTCTGGAGGTGCTGGATTTAGAAAGAATGATTTTCTATTGATCTCTGGAGGTGGTGGTTCTGGAGCTAATGCTAATGTTAATGAAGTTCTAAGTGATAGTTCCATTCATCCTAATTCATATAACATTGTTAACAGCACTATTTCTTTAGAAGCAAATACAGCAATTAATAATACCGTTTATACAAATTTAAGTTCTTCTAATGTTAATACAACCATTGCAAATGCTGTTAGTTACTGGATATATGCAAACACTGGTCCAGCAAAAACTGTTCTGATATTAACTCCTGGATCAAATTATTTAAGTAAACCAGATATTTCTATTATTGCTAACTCAACCATTCAGTCTCTCGGTATTCTTGGTAGAATGGAAATTATTAATGGTGGTCAGAACTATCGGATAGGCGATAAAATTACTTTTACTAATGTTACTGGTGGTTATGGAACTGGCGCTTTTGCTAATGTCGCAAATGTTGATGCATCTCAATCTAATGCTATTAATGAAGTAAAGTTTCAAGGTATACCCGGAGAATTTGTTGGCGGTTCAGGATATGATATCAACTATCTACCTAAAGCAAATGTTGTTAGTGCTACAGGAAATGGAGCAAACATCATTGTAACTGCCATACTTGGAACTGGCGCAAATCTGGTTCCTATCACATCAACAATCGGCTCTATTGAAAGAATTACCATTACTAATCGTGGTAGCAATTATGGTCCAAATACAACAATTGATCTATCACAATCTGGTGATGGTTTAGCAACAGCAAATGTATCGGTCATTCCGGGTACCTTCAGTTATCCAGGTAGATATCTAAACGATGATGGTCATATTAGCTCATATAATTTCTTGCAAGATAGGGACTATTATCAGATATTTTCTTATGTTATTAAATCTGATGAATCAATATCAAAATATAGACAAGTAGTAAAAGATATTATTCATCCCGCTGGTATGAAATTATTTGGTCAATATGAATATGTAAATGAGTCGGCTAATACTACTTGTCCTTGTAGTGCAAATGATACTATAGAATATAAAATTACTTCTAAATCATATAAAAAAACTGGAAATACTATTAACATTTCTTACTCTTCCCATGGACTTACTATAAACACTAATGTTGTTCTTGAATTTGCTTCTGGTGGATCATCAAATGTTCGTAATGGAATTTATATGATTCGGAATACATCAACAGATCATTTCATTGTTATTCAAAGAAGTTCACTATCTAATATAGCAATAGTAAATCCCGGTAGATTATATAATTCAAATAGTTACTTGGTTATTACCGGCAATGGATATGGCGCAAATGCTACATATACAACTAATGCTAATGGTAGTATAGTATCAGTAACAATCGATGAACCTGGTATAGGATTTACCAGTGTTCCTACTGTAACAGCAAATGGATCCAATTCTATTTCTGCTGTGTTTAGTGCCAACATAGCATATTCAAATAATACAAGCGGTAATGTTTATGTTAGT